CCAAGACGTTGCGTCCACTGAGTTTGGCAATGCTTACAACCGCCTTGCAAGCAGGGCTGGATTTGGTCAAACAGCTTCAACTAATATGGGTGGTGCGGCAGGCCAGTTTGGCGCTAATGCAGGCAACTTAATAACTGGCGCAGGCGCAGCCCGCGCGTCTGGTTATGTTGGCGGCGCTAACGCTTTGACAAGCGGCTTGGGCCAATACATGAACTACACGCAAAATCAAAACTTGATAAACCGTTTGTTGCCTACCGCTGGCGGTTCAACCGCCGCTCCATATAGCCCGCTGTATCAGAGTCAGATACCTGGTTCGGGAGTTTAATTATGGCACTTGATCCTTCTATCTCTTTGGGTGTACGCGGCGTTGAGTTGCAAAACCCTTTAAACGCGCTTGCGCAGTTCTCACAAATTCAGAATGCGCAGAATCAAAACGCTATGGCGCAACTTCAAATGCGCGAAGCCGAGGCGGCCGCGCAAGAGAAAAATATGTTGCGCCGGTTAGACCCTACTGCGGATGATTACGAAAGCCAACTGTTTAAAGTTAGCCCTCAGTTGGGGATTAATTTTAGAAAAGAACAAGCTGCAACAGAAGCAAGCCGGGCTGCAACTTCATCTAGCCTTGCTACCGCAGCAAAAGCAAAACAACAAGTATTAGGTCAAGCCTTGCGTGACATTAGCGAACGTCCATCGGATGCCAACATTACCGCGCACACAGAAGACATTCAAGCGTCGCCTTTGTTTTCAAAAGAAGAAAAAGCAAAGGCTTTAATTACACAGCAGACTTTGTTGGCAATTCCTTTTGAGCAACGCCAAGCATATCTTGCATCGCAAGGCGCTAGCGCAAGCGAATTAAAACCTTCCACGCAAACAGTTAACCGCGCTGGCTCTACAGACGTTGTGCGGATACCTGCATTTAGCGGCGCGCCCACTATAGCTGGCTCTTACGCAGATGTACCTTTGCCCGCCGCTGTCGAAGAGCAAAGAAAGCGAATTGCACGCGAAAGCCGGCCACCTCGTGCAGAGGCGCAGCCTTCTGCGCCAGTTGCGGTTATTGACCCAACAACCGGCAAGCAAGTGTTTGTTAGCCGTGAAGAAGCATTGTCAGGTCGCATGACGCCTGCTAACGCGCAAGAAGGTCTAACAACAAAAGAAATACAAAAGCGTGAAGCCGTGCTGCCCCAAGCGCGGCAATCAGTTAAAACTGTTTCAAACACCATGTCAGTCATTGGTCAAACAGTGGACAGCTTGCTTGCTAATCCAGATGGTATTGATGGCATAACCGGGCTTATCTATGGCGTTACGCCTGCAATTACTGGCGCCGCACGAAAAGCAAAAGCCGAGCTTGAGCAGTTAAAGAACTTGGCGTTTATTCAAGGTATTACCGAACTTCGCGCAGCGTCTAAAACAGGGGCTGCGGTTGGTAACGTAACTAACCGAGAAGGCGATAGGTTTGAAAATCTTAAAGCATCATTAGATCGGTCGCAGTCAAAAGAAGATTTGATAGCCGCGTTAAAGAAATTAAAACAACAAGCTGAACTTACATCGCAATTTATGACAGAAGCGTTTGATGAGACATACAGCTACAAGTCTGCTGCGCCAGCTAATCCCGCAGTTAATATTGACGCTCTCCTCAAAAAATACGAAAAATAATTATGGCCACACTTGAACAACTCAGCGCAGCGTTGGTCAAGGCTGATGCTGCGGGGAACGCAGACGATGCCAAAGCATTTGCAGACGCTATTCGTCAAATGCAAGCTGCGCCTAAAGTTAGCAGCGGCGTGCCTGGCCCGCGCCGCGTAGGCGTCGATCAAATACCTGGCTACGGCGGCCCCGTGCCCGCCGCGCCAGAAGCGCCGGTAAAAAGATACGGCGGCCCATTACCAGAAGCGCTGATGGCGCCTATTGAAACAGCAGTTGCTTTGGGCACTAGCCTTATTAGCTCACCTATTGTTGAAGCCGCAAAAATTGGCGGTACGCTTTTTAGCGGCAAGTACGGCACACAAGAAGGCATTAAAGCCGGCGAAGCTGTTGGACGTAAGGTTCAACAATTCTTTCAGCCAGCCATAAGCCCCACGGCCCAAGCCCAAGTAGAAAGCATTGGAAATGCGTTAGCCAGCACCGGCCTGCAAGGCGTGCCTTTAAATGTGCTAGGCGACCTTCAGCGCGGCATGACCCCTGCATTGCGCGCTACTGCGGATGCTACCCGCGCGCCTATCGCTGCCCGCGCAGAAAAACTACAGCAAACACGTGTTAGAGAAAGCGAGTTGGCCGCGCCTCGCATTGACGCGGCCAAAGATGCGTTTGATCTTGGACTTGCGCTTGACCCTTCTTTGTCCAATCCAAGTTCAGTAACAAGACTTAAAACGGGCGCAGTGGGCGCTACAGGTTTGCAAGGTAATTTGTCAAAAATTAACTTGCCAAAAGTAGCTAAAATTGCACGCGATGAGTTGGGCTTACCTGAGACAACAAAACTTGATAGTAAAGCCTATGAGTCTGCACGCAATGCACCCGCTATTAGCGGCCCATATGACGAAGTGCGCAAACTACCCCGCGTGGCTGCTGATGATGTTGTCTTAGCCGACATAGACAATCTGCGCGCTGCGCCAACAATTGGCGACACGGGGCAATCGGTAGCAATCAATAATTTTCTTGATACCGTAAAAGGTCAATTGCAGGGCGGCACAGACGGCGCGACAGCGGTCACCAGTATTCGCCAATTGCGACGCGATGCGCAAGCAATCTATAACCAACAAACAGCGGGTATTAACCCACCGTCACCAGAAGCTATTGCTCGTGCAGATGTAAACATGGGCATCGCTCGCGCAATAGAGACAGCGATAGAAAACAGCATCACCGACCCACGCGTACTTACAGACTTTCGCGCAGCCCGCGAAGTGTTGGCGCGCACATACGATTATGAACGGGCCACTAATTTGGCGACGGGCGTAATTGATCCACAAGCATTAGCAAAATTAGCCGCCGAAGGACGACCTTTGTCAGGCAATCTAGCAAAAGTAGCAAACGTAGCGGCTAATTTTCCAGAGAACATGCAAGGCGGTTTAATACGAGAGCCTACGTTTAGAGAAAAACTTACGCGGTCTAGCGCAGCCGGTACAGCAGGCGCAATTATTGGATCGCCGTTTGGTTTACCAGGCGCAATTATTGGTGGTGGCGCGGGGGCTGCGGTGGGTAATGTTGCAGCAGGGCTTGCCGCACGGCGAATGGCCACGCCTGCGTATCAACGCGCCAATGCGATGCCCACCGACTATCGCCCTGTGCCTATGGGCGACAACCCTGCATCAATCAATTACAACCCTAATCAAATGGTTCCATTTGATTTTTCTCAGCAGGCGTTTACTCCACCTAACTTTGTAATCCAGCCTAACCAGTACGGCCCACGGGTTACCCCTAACGCGCCTAACATGCTTAACGCGTTGCCTGGGCCTTCTGCTGAAAGCACCATGGGCGGCATAGCAACAGAGCGCGCCCGCGCGGCTGCTATGTCTCGCACGCTTGGCCAGCAAGCAGAGGCGCAACAGGCCGCTGCCGAAGCCGCCGCACGCCGGCCAGCGCGAGGCGGTGTTGAATTTGTAATTGACTCAGCAGGTAATTTGGTTGAAGCGCCTAAAGCTGGCGCCGGCGGTGTCATGCCTTCCGCGTTGGAATCTGCTGTTGCCAAAATGTCTGGTCAAGTCATTGAGCAACCAAGCACCACATTTAAAACGCAAACAATTTCCCCTAAGACTGGCGCGCAACCGTACACGCGGATTACCAAACGTGAAGGTGAGACAACATTTGAGCGCGGCGTTAGCAAAGCGTTTGACATGACAGCCGAAGAGAAAATTGCATGGAGTAAAGCCAAGGCTAATTTGGCCGAAGCGGCGCCGGAATTTGCCAAGCTGTCTGATCAAGAAATTGTGCGTCGCATGACCGACGTAAAATTATCTGAAGAGCTTGTGTCCAAAGCCCGTCAAAAAGCCGCAATGTTTGAAGACATTGCTGCACGCGCTGCCAACGACCGTTTGCGTCAAGACGCGCTAGTTAAACGTGAGCAGATGATGGATTTGGTTGAACAGTTGCAAGACACGCTTGGCGCGCGACCTGTTAAGCGTGGCGGCCAAGGCCCAAAGACTCGCGCATTTCAACGCAACGCATTAGCACCTGAGCAAGAAATCCAAAACGCATTGGTAAACGAACCTTTCCGCATGGAAATTCGTGGGACGGGTAACAAATAATGGACTCTCAAGTTCTTTTTAACATCGCGGTAAGTTTGGCGGGGTTCTTAGGTGGCTGGGTGCTGAACAACATCTACCGATCCATTGAGCGCCTGGACACCGACGTGCGGGCTATGCCGCTAAACTACGTCACGCGGGATGACTACCGCGCTGACTTGCGCGAAATTAAAGATATGCTTGGAAAGATCTTTGACAAACTAGACGCCAAGGTCGACAAATGATGGACTGGCTGGAAGCAATCATTGCTGCGGCCTGCATGGTTTGTTTTATCCTAGCGGGTAGTTACCTTATTCTTTGGGCGTTCCCGTGATTGATCCCATCACAGCTCTAGCCGGCATACAGTCGGCTGTCAAACTCATCAAGCAGGCTTCAAAAACCGTTGATGACGTAGCCTCGCTCGGCCCTGTGCTGGGTAAGTATTTTGATGCCAAGTCTACTGCGTCCAAGGCGGCTGTAGAGGCTAAGAAAAAGGGTGGCTCCAGCATGGGTACAGCCTTGCAGATTGAGATGGCGCTAGATCAAGCGGCTGCTTTTGAAAAAGAATTACAGATGCTGTTTTTCCAAGCCAACAAGGTAGACGTTTGGAACAAGATCAAAGCCCGCGCACAGGCTATGGATGTGGAAGACGCTCATAACGCCAGACGGGAAAAAGAAGCCGCTGCAAAAAAGAAAGCCAAAGATCAAGAGCAGTTAGAGATAGGTTTGCTTTTTGGCGGTATTGCCTTGGTGCTGTTCTTGGTGTACGTTGGGATCTATGAAGCAATGGAACACTGCGCTCAAGTAAAGTGTGGGCGATGAATGAGTACCAAAAGACCGCTGACATGGCGTTTAAGATTGTTGGGGCTTGGTGGGCGGCAAACTTGTTTCTGGATGTGATTACAGTGTTGCCAAACTTTATTTCGGACAAGATTGTCAACATGCTACTAGGAAAGGTTGGGTTGCTATGAATTGGTCAGACGCACTTAAAGCTGTAATACCCATTGTGGTCATGTCACTGGCGTGGTTGCTGGGTCAGGTTAACTCATTTTCTGAGCGTCTCACTAAAATTGAGGGGCAGATGCCTGCACTAATTACCAGAGAAGGCGTACCAACCGACAGCCCAATCAGCGCTGAACGCCGCGCCATGCTTAAAGAACAAATGATGCAACACATCAACGAGTTGCAAGTGAAGGTTCGCTTGCTTGAAGAACGTGAAAAACTGGGGAAAAAATAATGCTGACTCTACTCTCAACCCTTATCTCATTTCTGATGGGCGGCTTGCCCAGACTGTTGGATTTTTTCCAAGACAAATCTGACAAAGCGCATGAGCTAAACCTTGCCCAAATGCAAATTCAGCGCGAGTTGGAATTGCGCAAAGCTGGCTTTGAAGCCCAAGAGCGCATTGAACATATTCACACAGAACAGTTGGCAACTGAAAGCGCAGCCGCCACCAGTCAAGCCCTTATTGGCGCACAACAAGCTGAGATGCAGGCAATCTACGCTCACGACACCTCGCTTAATGAAGGCACTAGCGAATGGATGCGAAACCTTCGCGCCAGCGTTCGCCCAGTCATTACCTATGGTTTCTTTTTCTTGCTAGTGTTTGTGGATGTGGGTCTGTTTGCCTACGGCTGGCACAATGGCGTTACGTTTGTAGAATTGGCTGAGATGCTGTGGGATTCTGACACCCAAGCGCTGTTTGCTTCAATCATTGCGTTCCACTTTGGTGGTCGGGCGTTTGGCAAATGAACATCTCTGACAAGTGCCTGCACATGATTCGCCACCATGAGGGGGTGCGTCAGAACCCGTATAAATGCCCAGCAAAGTTGTGGACTGTGGGGGTCGGGCATGTTATGTTTCCAGAGCAGGGTAAGCTAAAGATTGACGACCGTGACGCATTCCAACCACCCGCCGAAGCCATGCGGAAATACAGCATGGAGGAAGTAGATGCAATACTTAGAGCAGATTTGGACAGATTTGAGCGGGGAGTGGAACGTTACTGCCCTGTTGCACTTACACAAGGTATGTTTGATGGCCTTGTTAGTTTTAGTTTTAATGTCGGTTTGGGAACGCTACAGCGCTCTACGCTTCGTCAAAAGGTTATTAGAGGCGATAAAGAAGGCGCGGCAGAAGAACTCTTAAAGTATTGCATGGCCGGCGGCAAAGTCCTTAAAGGACTTCAAAACCGCCGGATTGATGAGCGCGCATTATTCCTTAGTTAGCGCTCGGTACGCCTCAATAGCGGTCTTCAAATCGCATTGCAGCTGCTGTATGCGGTCGTCTTGTTCGCACAACTTGGCGTAGGCTTCCTCGGCAAACTTGGCCAAGTTGGCTTGGCTCCAGGTCGGAAAGTCTGGCCTGTTAGTCATTGGTTTCCTTCTTTGACGGCGCGTCCAGTTCAAGGCGGTAATACTTAGCCGGCATCTTGGCGTTCTTATCCAGCTGCTTACGCAACCATTCGGCGCCACCAAGCTCTTGTAAGATCATCCAGTGTCTATCTGACATCCGGACTTGTCGGCCTAGTAAAGGCTCAGGTGGTTTTGGTCTTGGCATTTACCTGACTCTCCTAAGCGGCATGTCCATCACGCGCTCTGGCGGTGGGGGCGTCATCTTCTCAGACGGCGGCGCCCAGCCGTGTTTGCGCCAAATGGCTTGCACGTCAGAGCCTGACGTCCACTTAAAATCCTTGGTCGGGATTGACGGGTAACTGATTTTTGAATGTGGTGGCATTTCGATCATGGTTGTATTGCTCCTTTAAATAGTTCTATTCTTTCCCGCGCAACGCGCAGGTTGTTGTAGCGCTGGTGAAGGCGCTCTAATACTGAAACACGCCGGTCATTCTGTCGCTCGTGCTCTAGCATCTCTAAGACTTTCGATTCGTCGAGCGTCTTCAAGTTTTCGTTTAGCTTTCGCCATGTAATTTTCAATTCGTTTCTCCAGTCCGTCTATAGTTAAAGTAATGCTAGCGTGCGCTCGCCTAGCCGCGTTAAGCTCGCGCTCGCGTATGCGGTGCACAGATTTGGCCGCTTTGAGTTTGGTTTTCCATAGGTCAATATGTTTCATTTTTTTCTTTCAATTTAACTTCAATCGCGCGAACAAAACTACCGGTATTGTGTGTTGCGCGTATTAGTTCAGATATTTCCCCATCCGTCAGCCCTACCCATGTGCGCTGTGGTGGGTGAAGTAGCGGTTCGTTTGTAATGTGCTTTCGTCCGTTGCTGTCTGTGATTATTCTTACCGTCATGCTTGTCCCCTTGCTCGAATTAAGTCTGCGCTTTTGTATGGTTCTGCGGTGTCCGCTATCTTTGCACATGCCTCACGCTCATGCTGTGCTACTAGCTTGGCAAAGGCTTCAAGTTCTGAAGTATGGATTACCCAAAAGCCATTTTGCTCAGGGTCTACTTTGTCTTTGTCGCACGATGCTCTCAGCATCGCAATGATTTCATCTTGTGTCATCTTGGCGCGTCCTCATAATTGTCAGGGTTAAACTTAGGCACGTTGGCGCCTTTGTCCTTGGGGTTTGGAAAGGGCGGGAATGGCCACATTATTTAAGTTCCTCCATTGCAATGTCAGATATAGCGCGCTTGTCGTGAAGCGCTGCCCAGATTTTCTCGTCAACCGTTTTGTTGGTTAACATCACGTAGCACCACACAGGATGTTGTTGCCCGCTGCGGTGCAGACGACCAATGGTCTGCTCGTACAATTCCAGACTCCACGGCAGGGACAGAAAGACCATGTGGCACCCCCCATGCTGCAAGTTAAGCCCGTGACCTGCTGATTTTGGGTGCACGGCCAGTAACCTGATCTTTCCATCATTCCATCGCTTGATGGCGTCGGTGTCGTCAAGGGTTGTGACGTTAAAGCGCCGCTTGAGTTCGGCAAGCTCTTCTTGGTAGGTGTAGGCGATGATGGTATTGGCATGTTGGTTTTCGTTCAGTAATTCCTCAAGGCGTTCAAACTTGTGCATGCTGTACCAGATTGGACGTTGCGTAGATATAAACTTGCCAGGCACGTCTGACGCCGTGGTGGTCGTGTCGTAAACAAACCCTGACGCCAACTGTTGTAATTTGCCCGTGACAACCGCCGCGTTAATGGCTGTGACGCCTTCCAGCACAAAGTCTTTTTTTAGCTTGTTGTACGGCGTCAGATCCATGTCGCATTTGATCTCAACCGTATGCAAAGGCGGCAGCTTGTCCTTATACTCACCTGCTTCCAAGACAAATGTGGCAGGCTTAATCACGTCCATGACCTTGGCCAGCGACCCTACACGCGGCGCCCATTCGCCAAACTCTTTGTTGATCAGCACAAAGTATTGCTGCATGAACGCGCCCTTGCTGCGCCCCAGCAGTGACTGGTCAACAATCTTGCATTGGCCAAACACATCCTCAAGGCCGTTGCTGGTAAATGAGCCAGTCAAGCCCCAGCGCGTCGTCATGGGGTCAACCACTTTAAGAAACGCTTTAAAGCGTGTGCCCGATGGATTCTTTAGCCTGGTTAGTTCGTCAAACACCACGCCGTCAAAATTTAATTTTTGCTCGGCCAGCCATTGCAAGTTGTCGTAGTTAGTCACGACCACTTGAGCGTTGCTTTTGAGAGCGTCTAAGCGCTGCTTAGGTGTGCCAACGCACAAAGCCATGCTGATGCGGTCAGCCCACTTAGGGCGCTCGACTGGCCACACGTCGGTACAGACGCGTTTGGGCGCCAGCACCAGCCAGCGCTTGACGTGCCCGTCGCGGATCATCTCCCACATGGCCGTCAGTGTAATGGCGGTCTTACCCGCGCCCACTGGCGCCAAGATCATGGCGCGGTCATGCTCAAAGAGAAAGTCAGCGGCTGTCTCTTGATACGGTCGTAATGAAACCATCAATTTGTTCCTTGTTCCATAAACATGCGTAGTTCTGATTTAACAGCGCCATCTCTGTTTGAAATAATTTTTGCAGTTCGCTCAATCTGCCGCCTTTGGTTTTCAATTCCACAAACCACGTCTGGCCATCGGGTAAACACGCAATGCGATCTGCTACACCTTTGCGCCCAGGACATGTAAACTTCCAAGTCCGGCCACCAATGCGCTGCACTGCCCAGTCAAAATAAACTTCAATTTCTTTTTCTCTCATGCTGTAAAGTATACATGTAAAAAAGATTTGCACAACATTTATTTCTGTGCTAATATCAAAGCTCAATTCAATAAAGGACAGTATGCTTCACTCAAATATCGTCGGAGGCTCTACAGCAAAGCGCGTCATTAACTGCCCAGGCAGTGTGGCGCTGGTGCAGAAGATGCCGCCTAAGCCTTCAAACAAATATGCTGACGAAGGCACACTCCTACACAACGTCATGGCCGAACTCATCATGGGCGACGAAGCCCCTGAGCATTACCTTGGCGCGCGTTACGAAGATCAAATCCTGACGCAAGAATTGATCGACAACAAAATCAAACCAGCATTGGAAGCACTAGATGCAATCGACCCCAAACGTGTCATGGAAATCGAGGCCGAGACACACGTCAATTTTGGTGACTTGTTGCCTGGGGTTTTTGGCTCTACTGACCTTATTGGTCGTCTTGGCAATCGTGCCGTTGTATTGGATTGGAAATTCGGTGACGGCGTTATGGTTGAGGTTGAGGAAAACCCGCAACTGATGTTCTACGCCGCAGCTGCCATGCGCACGCCAGAAGCGCAGTGGGCGTTTGAGGGCGTGACTGAAATTGAGATGGTTATTGTGCAGCCGCCTGAAGTGCGCCGCTGGGTGACAACGCCTGCGCGCATCGCTCAGTTTGAATTGCAGTTGGTGCAGGCCGTCAAGCAGGCAGAAAAGCCAGACGCTAAGCTGGCCGTTGGTGACCACTGCAAGTGGTGCGCAGCCAAGCCCGTGTGCCCTAAGATGACCGGCGCTGCTGACCGCGCATTGAAGGTGCAGATCGAAGCATTGCCGGCGCCGCAGATTAGCGACTACCTCAAGACCGCTGACATGCTAGAAGACTGGATCAAAGACTTGCGCGCTCTTGCCTTGCAGATGCTTGAGTCTGGCGCCAAGTTACCCGAATACAAACTGGTGGCCAAGCGTGCCATCCGGTCATGGTCAGACGACGAGAAAGCAAAAGTTGCTTTGTTTGCGTATGGCCTCACAGAATCTGAAGTGATGGAGACTACTGTCGTCTCCCCCGCCAAGGCCGAAAAGGCGCTTAAAAAGCGCAAGATCGGCCTACCGGAAGACCTAGTGGTCGCCATCTCGTCAGGTAACACTTTGGCAACCGTGGATGACCCACGACCCGAAGTGATGCTCTTGGGCAAACAGTTATCTGCTGCCCTTTCTAAACTACAGTAAGGAAAATCATGTCAAATTTAGTAACCTTCTCTCAAGCAAACTTGCCTGCCGTTTCAACCTTGTCTAGCGCTTTGCGTTCGATCCAAGCCGAGGTCGGCCCAGCCGGTGTTGTCATCATCAAGATGGACAAGACTGGCCACTGGGTCTTTGGTGCAGATCAAACCGAAGTCGAAGACGACGCAGTCTGGGCTGTCAACCCTTTCTCATTTGTGCACGGTTTCATCGCCTGGGGCGACGGTGAAGTGTTAGGTGAGAAGATGGTATCTGTCAGTTCACCTTTGCCCGAGCTGGATGAGGCACCGCCCCAAGCCAAAAAGGGTTGGGAGACTCAAGTCGGTATGTCACTTAAGTGCATCTCCGGTGAAGACAAGGGTATGGAAGCGCGCTTCACCACCACGTCAGTGGGCGGCAAGCGTGCGGTTCAAACCTTGGCCGTGGCTTTGGCCGAGCAGGTCGAGAAAGACCAAGCTAAGCCAGTGCCAGTCGTGCGCCTGAAAAAAGACCACTACGCCCACAAATCCTATGGCAAGATTTACACGCCAGTGTTTGAAGTTGTCGAGTGGGTGAGCATGGATGGCGAGGCGCCTGCTGCCGATGAGCCAGCATGGCCAACAGCCGAACAGGAAGCTGCCAAAGCGCCTGCACGCCGTCGCCGTTCAGCGTAACTTTTCTGATGGGCGTTATGAGCGCCCATTGGAAAGGAGACGCCAATGCTTTGGTTAGATTTTGAAACGCGCAGTACATGCGACCTACGCGCCAAGGGCGTGTACAACTACGCTCAAGACGCAAGTACCGATGTGCTGTGCATGTCGTATGCGTTTGATGATGAAGATGTGGTGACGTGGATACCGTCTGAGCCATTCCCTGAGCGCGTGCGCAGTTACACCGGCCAGATCAGGGCGCACAACGCAGCGTTTGAGCGCCTGATTTTTTGGTATGTTTTACAAATAGATTTTAAGTTGGAGCAGTTTTATTGCACTGCAACACAAGCCCGCGCCAACTGCGCGCCTGGCTCACTTGAGGACGTTGGCCGCTTTGCTGGCGCGTCCATGAAAAAAGATCACAGAGGCGCGCAACTTATTCGCTTGATGTGCGTGCCGCCGTTCAAAGACTCGCCTGAGCTTAGGCAAGAGATGATCAAGTATTGTGAGCAAGACGTGCGCGCCATGCGTGCAATCAGCAAGGGCATGCGCGACCTCAGTGATGAGGAGCTGCTGGACTACCACGTCAACGAGCAGATCAATGACCGTGGCGTGCTAGTGGACGTGCCGCTGTGCCACGCTGCAGTCAAGTACGCGTCGGACGAGTTAATTGAGATTGAAGAGATTGTCAAGGAAGTTACCGAGGGCGCTATCACCAGCGTTCGCAGCCCCCGCATGCGTGAGTGGGTCTGGGATCGCGTGGACGAGGAAGCGCGCAAGCTGATGCAGAAAGACGACAAGGTCAGCATTGACAAAACCGTGAGAGCCAACCTTTTAAACTGTGATGGAGTACCACCCGATGTTCAAGAAGTCATTCAATGCGCAGACGACCTATGGGCATCGTCAGTCGCAAAATTTAACAGACTTGCAGCTTTGGCAGATATTGAAGATGAGCGAGTCCGAGGAGCGTTTGTATTTGCAGGCGGTTCAGCAACAGGACGCGCATCGTCCTACGGCGCCCAGGTTCACAACTTCACCCGCAAGTGCGCAGAGCAGCCCGACGACGTCAGGCAAGCTATGGTCAGAGGACACGCAATCGTGCCTCGGTATGGAAAGCGCGTTACCGATGTTCTCAAAGGAATGCTCAGGCCCGCCATCATCCCCGCAGCAGGCAAGCATCTTGTGGTTGCCGACTGGGCGGCCATCGAAGCGCGGGTCAACCCGTGGCTCTCCGGCCGAGGCGCCGATAAACTGGAACTATTCCGCAGTGGGGAAGACGTCTATAAAGTTAATGCAGCCGCGACGTTCAACATTCGCGTCGATGACGTCACCAAAGACCAGCGCCAGATCGGTAAGGTTCAAGAACTTGCCTGTGGATTTGCTGGCGGCGTGGGCGCTTTTGCTGCTATGGGTCGGGCTTATGGGATCAGTCTTCCTGAGCCAGTTGCCAAACGCATGGTTGATGGCTGGCGCCGTGCTAATCCTTGGAGCGTACCTTATTGGTCGGCGCTTGAGGACGCATACACCCGAGCAATGAGAAACAAAGGGCGTGAATTCAAGGCTGGCCTTATAACATATTTATACGATGGTCTGCACCTGTGGTATGCCCTACCCTCTGGCCGCATTTTGTGCTACCCCTATGCCAAATTGGAATCAGAGGGCGTCAGTTATGCCAAAGCGGCATGGAAGCCGGCGCAAGATGCAAAAGAATGGCCACGCGCCCGCCTATGGAAAGGCTTGGCATGTGAAAATGTAACGCAGGCAGTGGCCAACGATTTGCTTCGCCACGCTCTGCGCCAACTGGATGACGTTGTGCTGCATGTGCATGATGAAATCGTATTAGAGACGGCGAACCCCAACGCCGCAGAAGAATTAAAACGTGTGATGTGTACAGCGCCAGCATGGGCCGATGGCTTACCGCTCAACGCTGAAGTAGAAACTATGAAAAGGTATGGCAAATGAACTTTCTTGATTTTTTAATTTCTTTGGCCCCCGAGGGCGAGACTGCGCTAATCGTGCGTCAGAAACCGATTGGCAAAGAACTGCAATTCCACGCCGATGGCGCGATCAAATGCACATGGCCGGCTATGTTGCCCAACGCACGCATCAAAGACGACTGGGCAATCTACGGCAACACTGCGTCGTTTATCATTGACCGCTTCAAAGATGGTCACGTGTCAGCCAGCGCTGCCAACTGTGAATACGTGCTTGTCATGGTGTTGGATGACGTGGGCACAAAGGCGGCCATCCCGCCGCTTGAGCCGACGTGGAAGATTGAAACTTCAGAGGGATCGTTCCAGTGGGGCTATGCCTTCTCAGATCAGCCCACTAAGGCCGACTTTAGCGCGGCCATCAAAGCCATCGCCGACGCGGGTTACACCGACAAGGGTGCAATCAACGCCGTGCGCAATTTCCGCTTGCCTGGCTCGATCAACTTAAAACCCGACCGCAACAACTTTGCCGCCAAGCTGGTGGAGTTTCACCCCTCGCGTGACTTCACCCTTGACCAGATCTGCGCCGCTTTGGACGTCGTCCCCGCGCCCGCTGACTCTATTGGCTTTAAGCCCATCCGCTTGTCAGACGATGGCGCCGACGATGTGATGGCGTGGTTGTCTGGTCAAGGTCTGTTACTGTCAAAACCCAATCAAGAGGGCTGGGCCGGCGTGATATGCCCCAACTCAGCCGAGCATACCGACGGCAACCCAGAAGGCCGTTACATGCCCGCTAACCGCGCCTACTGCTGCCTGCACAGCCATTGCGTCGAGTTTGGCTCGTCGCTGTTTTTGCAGTGGGTATCAGACAATGGCGGCCCCAAGCACGCCCCTGGCTTACGTGATGAGCTACTGACCTTGGCCATGGATCAAGCCCTGTCCAAAATTAAACCAACCGAAGCATTCCCCGACGCGGCAGCGGCCATCATCGCCGAGGTCGAGCGCAAAGAACTGGGCCGCGTTCAAAAGGCGCAGTGGTATGAGCGCTTCGCCTACATTCAAGACGATGAGTCTTATTTTGACATGCAAGACCGCCGCGAAGTTTCCCGGTCGACCTTTAACGCGTTGTATCGTCACATTGGCTGCAATTCAATCCACGGCAAGCGCCCCAAGGTCGAGGCGTCGATCTGCTTTGATGAGAACCGCCAGGAATGCGGCGCCAAAGCGCTTGTGGGTATCACTTACGCCGCCGGTGATTCGGTTATTGTGGCCCGCGACGGTGACCTCTACGGGAACCGCTGGCGCGACGCCCGCCCCCCAGTGGCCGCCGGTGACATCGGTTTGTGGATGGATCACTGCAAAACCCTTGTGCCCGACCAGCGCGAGCTTGACCACGTCCTGAACGTGATGGCTTTTAAACTGCAACACCCCAGCATCAAAATCAATCACGCCGTGTTGCATGGTGGTGACCAAGGCTCGGGCAAAGACACCATGTGGGCGCCGTTTATATGGGCCGTGTGTGGCCCCCACCTTAAGAACCGTGGCCTGCTGGACAATGACACCATGAGCAGCCAATTTGGTTATGCCCTCGAATCTGAAATTTTAATTTTGAACGAGCTGAAAGAGCCCGACGCGAAGGAAAGGAGAGCATTAGCAAATAAGTTGAAACCCATCATCGCCGCACCCCCTGAGATGCTGACGGTCAACCGCAAGGGCTTGCACCCTTACCAAATGGCCAACCGCGTGTTCGTGCTGGCCTTTTCCAATGACCCCGTGCCCATCTCGCTAGATTCCCAAGACCGCCGCTGGATGTGCATCTGGTCGCACGCCCCCCGCATGACCACCGACGCCGCCGCCCGCATGTGGGCCTGGTACAAAGCCGGCGGGTTTGCGGCCGTAGGCGCTTGGCTGCAAGCGCGCGACGTCTCCGCCTTTAACCCAGGCGCAGCCCCCATGATGACCGAGTTTAAATTAAACCTTGTCGAGCATGGCATGAGCATGGCCGAGTCCTACCTTGTCGAGCTTATGCGTGGGCGCCTAGGCGAATTTTCCAAAGGCGTCGTGGCGTCCCCCTTCCATGCACTGTGTGACCGCGTAGCTGGCGCTGCGCCCGCCGGCGTGAAAGTCCCCCAGCCCGCCCTTCTGCATGCGCTTAAGGAAGCCGGCTGGGTCGATCTCGGGCGCGTGGCGTCCGGTGATTTCCAAAGTAAAAAACACATGTTTTGCGCGCCCGAGATGGCCAGCCGGCCAAAGTCAGAGCTGCGCCGCATGGTCGAGGACATACCGGCGCCCCTGGCCGTGCGCCTAGTGAAGTGACAATGCCACCGCCTACGGCGTCGACATAAAAAAAAGCCCCTATCACTAGGGGCCTTAACTTCTAAAGATCTAGAAGGATGGCAATCAACGCTGCCAGTATAAGCGCAAATAGTATCGTCATCAATAGGCGCTCCGCATCGCTTCCATGGCGCCGCGCCCCATAAGCCGGCGCGCGTCCGGGCCTTCGGCTAGGGCCATCTTGTATTCATGCTCCGATACCTGGCCGCGCTCGTATCTATAGCCCAGGTCGACGTAATAATGATCCGCATACGTGAGCGGCGCCCAGGGCGCGATTATTTCCCGCATCAGTGGGTGTAGATTATCCTTCGTTTTCATATAGATCCTCTCCGGTGTAAGTGGCCGCTGGGGCCGTGTTTAAATTCTCATAAAAGCCGGTCAACGTGTTCCCCGTGCCATAGGGCGCGCCCTTAGCCGAGGGAAACCGGCGCGCGGTACTGTTTAAACCGTAGTACATGGCCACATAGTCCGCCGTGCTCATGCCGTCCCAATAATCGGGAAACCGGCGCAATTCGGCGCCCTTGCTTTTTACGGTCCTATGCTTACCGGTGCATTTGGCGTGCTCATTCATTACCGCGCCGGCATGGTCGTCGTTGACAATGTAGATTGTCCGGCCTAGTTTCATTTTTAACATGTGGCCACCTTGTCTAGCGCTTCGCGTGCGCGATCTAATGCAATAGCCAAATTTTCAACCCGTGCATTGTCCGGGAGATCCGGCGCCACCAGGTCGACGTAAAAAACAAGCGCATGCAGCGCGTCAATTAAATTTTGATCCATACTGTACCCCAGGTTATAGCGCGCACCAGCGCGCGCCCCTATACGGCCACCAGGGCCGCATAAAGTCGCGTGCTAGATAGTGCAACACCCACAGCACGGCGCGTCAATACACCGGCCGCGCGGGTTTCGGTAGAACGTGCTGGGGCCGTCGTCGCCGTAGAAAACGACGCGGGAGTCGCCGGGTTCATCTAGCCAAGCGCGGCGCGTTATAGTGTCAAATTTAATATCGTCGCCGGGGTTTATCCTAGCGCCGCTCCGGCTACAGTGGCCGGGGTATTTTGCGCGCATGCTTTTTATCATTTGGCGCCCTCTTCTAATAGAATTTTCTTAAGAAAAGGGATTGCAAAACCCGTTAAATTTGACAATTCTTTTAGTGTCATATTTGGGTTATTGTCATATATGCGCTTTATGTCTTCAAATGACAAGCCGTTAATTGATCGTTTTAATGTATAGCTCATTTTGTGCCTTTTAAAGAATTGATAATTTTTGCCAAATAGGTTTTGTTCGGTTCAACGCACGGCGCCAGCACGTACCGGCCGGCATAGTTGGACCCGGTCCAACGGTCGGCATGCTCAAAAACAAAATCGTCATAACCCAGCGCGCGCCGGACCCCTAGTGCGCTGGTATTAAATTGTTTTGCAATATCGGCCACAAAAACATGCCGGCCGGTGGCCAAATAGGCGCTTAAAACATGCTCGCGCATCGCTTCGGTTTTCATGCTGCTAACCTTAAGTTGATTGTGCGATGACGTGAGCCATGCGCCGGGAAACCTACAATGGCCGCGCGCTGGCGCTGGCACAATTGGCATGTTGCGCAGCTCACGTCGTCGCGCTGGGTGGCTGGGCAAACGACGACCGGCCGGCCGGCTGGCGTTTTTAGGTTTTCGTTTTGCGTGCTGGGTAGAACGACGACGACGGGGCCGGCGTTTTGATCGGCCAAATAATCGGCGTCGTTTAAATCATTGGCCGATAAGTTCACAGTGAAACCCCAATTATTGGCATGTCTAATCCATGCAATACTGGCGGCGTCGCGATGATGCGAATAAGTAAACCCGCGTTTATCTTTATTGGCCGCGACAAGTTGGCCTAATTTGACTGGGTCAATTGTGCCGTTTTGCTGGGGTAAATCGCCGGCCTGGTTATGCCGCCAAATTTGATTGTCGGGTAAGCGCGCGATTGTCTCGCAGAATTCGCCCCAGGACGTGCCGCGCGTTTTCATGGATACGGCGGCCCAATGGAGCGCCAGTGGCCCGCTGGCCGCGTAGCATTCGGCTTTCATTTTGCAATCAACCGGGCAACTGTCGCGCTCCG